ATACGAAACTTTCATAGCCACCGCCTACGGGCGGTTTTTTTATTGGAATGAATATGGCCGATATCAAGGATCTTTCTGCCCAACTCCAATCCCTAAAAAAGCAAGTCCCGTTTGCCACGGCGCAGGCGTTAACAAGCGTCGCCAGGCAGATAGCCGCCGCAGAGAAAACAGCCTTTCAACGCAAACTTGAGACTCCCACACCGTTCACGGTTAATTCTGTAGGCTCTGTTGGAGCGCGCCGGGACAGCCTGACAGCGAAAGTTTTTGTTCGTGACATTGCAGCCGGATATCTGGAACCGTTCGAGTTTGGCGGTGTGCACAAACTCAACGGCCAGGCTCTGCTTAATCCGAAAGATATCAAGCTCAACAAGTACGGCAACCTGACTCGCAATAAGCTATCTCAACTCAAAGCAAAGCCTGATGTGTTCATTGGCGACATTGATGGCATTAATGGCGTGTGGCAGCGAGTAAAGGAAAAGAAGGGCAAGAAAGGGAAGAAACGCCAGAAACGGTCAGCAAATGGAACGCGTCGCGCTCGCGAGACGAACCCAATGCCGAAGTTGCTGATCCGGTTCGGTGATGCTCTTCCTGTCAAACCGACTCTGGGTTACATGGATCGTGCTGAGAAGATGGCCACGTCACTCATGCCGGATGCCATCAGCAAGGCGATAGGCGAAGCATTGAGGACCGCTAAGTGATGACGTATTTATCTGGTAGATGATATGTTGCTCAGTAGAAATAATTACTGAAACATATTTGTATCAGGAGGATAAATGAGAATTGTACCGTTGTTGCTTTCGGTTTTTGTACTGTCAGGTTGCGCCGCTAATCTTAAATTTATTGATCGCTCAAATGGCAGTGAATACAGTGGCACCACGGGAAGCACATTTGGTGGAAAAGGCAGTATAAACGCACTTATCGAAGGATCCCGCTATGATGGTTCATTCATTTATATGGATAACGGTGGCGGGTATTCATTGACATCTGGGATGGTCAGCACGACCACAGGATATGCATATGGACAGGCATTAACAAGCAGTGTTTCAGCGAGCGGAAAGGGCCTGGTAACTATGCGCTCGTCGCAAGGTGAATTTATTAGATGTGTCTTTAATTTCAACTCTCTATCTAATAAAGGGATCGGTGAATGTCTCAGGAATGATGGCAGAGTTTACGATTTGTGGATTGACCGATGATCCAAGAAGTACTCAACGTCCCCAAGAAAAAAATGGGTCCTTCCCCAGTCCTTTCTATTGCACGGGCATTGCGCGCCGCACAGTTTCACCAGCTATAAATTTTTCATTTTGTGTCCCATGTCCCACGTGCATATTTATGCACTAACTTTTGCCAGCCCTTACGCCACGTGGCTTTGTTGATATTTTTACGTGGGACATTTGCATGGGACATTGGGTGGGACACAAAAATAATGTCCCACTGTCCCATCGAGGTAAATGTCCCATGACAACGATGACGCAAATTGAATATGCGAAGCACGCCGGTGTCGATCGCAAGACGATAGGCCGGTGGGTTAAAGCTGGTAAGTATGTCGTGCTCGAGGGGAATCTCATTGATGTTGAAGCCAGTGACAAAGCCCTGGCAACTCTGCGTGATGGAAAGGATCCGCGCACTCAGAACGCGGCGAAAAAGAAAATTGCCAAGCCTGGCACTGAAGCAAAAGACGACTCAACTACTGCACAGGCGGTAAAAGAAATCATGCTGGCGACCGGTGCAGAGATGACGCGGGAAGAGGCCAGCAGGGTAAAAGAAAACTATCTGGCACTTTTAACAAAGCTCGAATTCGAGAAAGAGGATGGTCAACTGGTCGAGCTCTCTGTTGCTGAAGCTGTGTTATTCGCGGCGTTCCGCCAGCAGCGCGACGCCTGGATGAACTGGCCGTCAAGGGTGGCTCCCATGATGGCGGCTGACCTGGATGTCCCAGCCGACAGAATGACCGAGGTGTTAATCGAACATGTCCATAAACACATCTCCGGGCTCGGCGAACCTGAATTTAACACAGACGAAACGTGACAGACTTTTAAGCAGTATCAGGAAGGGCTGGACGCCACCGCCGCGTATCAGCGTGCCGGATTGGGCAGATCGTTATCGTAAGCTCGCGAAAGAAGCGGGCAGCACCTCCGGCAACTGGGAAACCGAAACCGTAGAAATAGCCCGCGGCCCGATGCTGGCCGCAACAGAGTCAGGCGTTCATATCATTACGGTGATGTGCTGCACTCAGCTGATGAAGACGGCATTGCTTGAAAACCTGTTCGGTTATTTTGCGCATCTCGATCCGTGCCCGATGTTGCTCCTGCAGCCAAAAGAAGACGCGGCGGAGCAATTTTCAAAAGAGCGCATTACACCGTTGGTGCGCGTAACCCCAGTGCTACGTGACCTGATCGGTGGCAATAAACAGAAGAATTCGAAGGAAACGCTGCTTTATAAATCCTTTACCGGCGGCTTTCTTGCGCTGGCTGGCGCGGGTAGTCCTGACAACCTTGCGCGCCGCCCGATCCGCGTGCTTCTGGCCGATGAGGTGGATAAATACCCCATCACCCGCGAAGGTGATCCGATAACGCTCGCCGAGGAGCGCACAGCCACCTTTGGTCTGAACTGGCTTTCTGTTCGCGCCTGCTCGCCGACGGTGGAAGACGAAAGCCGGATCGCGGCAAGCTATGAAGATTCCGATCAGCGCCGCGCGTCGGTGGCCTGCCCGCACTGCGGTCACCGTCAGTTCCCAGATTTTTTTAAGCACATTCACTGGCCGTCAGACGGCGACAAACACCATACCAAACAGGCCATGATCCACTGCGAAAGCTGCGGCACAGGATGGTCTGAGGGCGACAGACTGCGTTCGTTGAGAACAATTCAGTGGCATCAGACAAAGCCTTTCGAGTGCTGTGGCACTCGCCACGTTCCGCTCAATCTCTACGAGCAGGCATGGCACGCCGATGATAATACCGCCGTCAGTAAAGTCTGGCAGTGGTCTACGTCAGAGCGGCACGCCGTTCACCGGGTTATTTGTCCGGACTGTGGAAAGCATGGGGTCGATAATATCCACGCCGGTTTTCAGGCATCGAAGTTATTCAGCCCTTGGCAAAAAGATAAGCCGGCGGATATCGCAGAAAAGTATCTGAAAGCCAAAGGCGACCCTGATAAAGAGCTGGCCTGGTGGAATACCCAGATGGGGCTGCCTCACAGGCCTAATTATGGCAAGCGCCTTCCTGTTGACGTGCTGCTTGCGCGGCGCGAAGTGTTCAGCGCCGAGGTACCGGACGGCGTCGCCGTTCTGACAGCGGGTATCGATACCCAGAATGACAGACTCGAGGTCGAGGTGGTGGGGTGGGGCAAAGACGAGGAAAGCTGGTCTGTCGCTTTCGACGTGATCGAGGGTGACCTTGAAACGGCTGAACCCTGGCTGAGGCTGGATGCCTACCTTAAACAGGTCTGGCGCCGCGCTGACGGTCGGGGTTTTACCATCATGGCTGCCTGCCATGACTCGGGCGGTAACCATACGCAAAAAGTGTATGAGTTTTCGCAGGAAAGACTGGGTCGAAGAATTTGGGCAATTAAGGGTGAATCAGCCACGGGGGGTAAGCGTTCACCCATCTGGCCGAACAAGCGCCCGACGTCGAAAACCCGCGCAAAATTCCGCCCGATCATTCTTGGCGTCAACTCTGCGAAAGATTCCATTCGGTCCCGACTGCACATTGAACAACCGGGCCCCGGGTTTATGCACTTTTCAACCGATCGGGATATGGGGTATTTCACACAGCTCACGGCAGAACGGCTGGTGATGAAAGAATCTGCCGGTCAGCGCTATAGCGTTTGGGAACTTCCACCTGGTAAGGCTAACGAAGCACTGGACTGTCGTGTTTATGCCTACGCCGCTCTGTGCGGATTATTCCATTCAGGTCTTAAATTAAACGCCAAAGCTATAGCCTTGGAAAATAACCCAGACACGTTATTGCCACCGGCACCGGAACCTGAAGAAAAACAAGACCTCCGTTTGCCGGGCGTCATTATTTCTGAACCTGAGAAACCTCAGCGTAAACCTTTGCATAAGCGCCTCGCTTAAGGACCTCTATGTTTAATCCCAACTCCAGTCTACTTGCTGGTGCGATGACGCGTGACCAATTGCAGGCTGCGCTGACCAGCGCCCAGCAGGCATACATTGAATTATCAACGGGCGCAAAAGGCGTGTCTTTCTCTTACACCCAAGGCGATGGCACGCGCTCGGTATCTTATCAGCAGACAGATATTGGGCAGCTCACCGCGTTGATCCAGCTTCTTCAGGCTCAATTAGGCATCGTTAAACGTCCGAGAGTGACGTTAAGGTTTCGATATTGATGAAAAGCGGAGAGGTCAGAATTCTTGGGCCAAATGGCCGCCCACTCATGCCGTCAAACAGAAAGGCATCGATGCTGAACGGATCAGGCCGGGTGCCCTATGACGCTGCAGACTCTTTCAGTGATGCCATGGCTAACTGGCAGCCAGCGCTCTGGTCAGCAGACAATGAAGTCAATATTTATCGCGACCGCATTGTTTCCCGCGTTCGTGATATGGCTCGTAATGACGGGTGGGCATCCGGTAGCGTTACCCGCATCTTGGATAATGCGGTCGGCGCCAGCTTTCGCCCGATTGCCAAGGTGGACTACCGGTCACTCGCGCTGCAAACCGGTGTTAAAGCCTTTGATGCTAAATGGGCTGACGAATACGGGAGAGCGGTTGAGGCGGCTTGGCGTAATTGGGCTAACGACCCGAATCGATACTGCGACGTTGAGCGTAAAAAAACGGTATCCCAAATGCTACGCCTCGCGTTCCGCCACAAGTTGGTCGATGGCGACGCGCTGGCAGTTCTCCAGTACCGCACTGACCGATTAGGCCATGGCCGTGCGCGATATGCCACAACGGTACAAATTGTTGATCCGGATCGCCTGAGCAATCCCCAGCAGGTTTTTGACATGTTGAATATTCGTGGCGGTGTGGAAATTGATGATGACGGCGTGCCGTTGGCGTATCACATTCGCAAAGCCCATATGGGTGACTGGTGGAGTGCTGAAAAAACCATGACATGGGAACGCGTACCGCGAGAAACCGCGTGGGGGCGACCCATTGTTGTTCATGATTTTGACGGTGACCGCGCGGCGCAGCATCGGGGTACCAGTATTTTCACGCCCATCGTTCAGCGTTTAAAAATGCTAATTAAATACGATGAGGTGGAGCTTGAGTCCTCCATCCTCAACGCCGTATTTGGTGCTTACATTACCTCACCTTACGATCCCAGCTTATTCGCTGACTCACTTCAGACGGATGATGTTCTGGATTATCAGGACATGCGTACTGAGTATCACGATGAAAAACGCATTTCTCTTCAAAGCGGTGCGCGGATCCCCATTCTTGCGCCGGGTGAAAGTATCAGCACGGTGAATGCTGCAAGACCCACCAGTAACTTTGCAGCCTTTGAAAGTGCGGCATTGCGTAACGTGGCCGCCGCGCTGGGGATCTCAACGCAGCAGTTAACGCAGGATTGGTCAGACGTAAATTACAGCTCGGCCCGTTCTGCAATGCTGGAGGCTTGGAAAACCCTGACCCGCCGCCGTGATGATTTTGCCAGTGGTTTTGCCCAGCCAATTTTCAGCAGCTTTATCGAAGAACTCCATGACCTTGGAGAGGTTCCTCTTCCTGATGGCGCTCCAGATTTTCTGGATGCCAAGGCGGCGTATTGTCGTGCCCAGTGGATGGGACCCGGTCGCGGCTGGGTTGACCCCGTTGCCGAGAAGAAAGGCGCTATCCTCGGGATGGATTCCGGCATGTCTACGTTGGAAATGGAAGTGTCGGAGAACGTCGGCGAAGACTGGGAAGAGCTGCTCGATCAGCGCGCTAGAGAAGTTGAGGCGTTTAAAGAGCGGGGCTTGCCTGTTCCTTCATGGGGGCAGGCTGATGTCTTTGCACCACAAACTATTCAAAACCCGGAGGCACAGTGAATTTACCGCACTTGGCACAGCGCATGTTTAACACCCCGCTGGCGTTGCATCCCCGCAAGGCCGAAGTGGTGATGGCCGCGCTGACTGACCGCTTTGGCCTGACGCGGATCCAGTCTATGTCTGACTGGGCTGAAGACGATGAGTCATTCTCGCGACAGGCCCGTGATACGGGCTATGACGTGGTTGAGGGCATCGCCATTATTCCGATTCAGGGCACGCTGGTGCAGAAGCTTGGCACTCTGCGGCCCTACAGTGGAATGACGGGATACGATGGTATACGCGCCTGTTTCCTGCGCGCGTTGTATGACAGTGAAGTGAAAGCCATCTGTCTTGATATTGATTCGCCAGGCGGCGAAGTCGCAGGGTGTTTTGACCTTGTGGACGAGATCTTCGCCGCCCGCGGTAGCAAGCCTGTCTGGGCCATTTTATCCGAAAGCGCC